TTTAGTTAAAAAATCACGAAAAAATACTTGACAAATATTTGGGCGTGTGGTATTATAATTATAGAAACAAGGAAACTTAGTAAAAATAAGGAGGAAGAAAAATGATTAATGAAGAAAAGGACGATATTCAGATTTATGTAATTAATTCTAATACAGGGCACGTAGTTAGAAGTGAATGTATTTTAACAAATGAGTCACTAATAACAGTTGCACAGGGATATGCAACTAAAGATTCTATTGTTGTTACTTCAATATCAGACGTTTTTTATTGTTTCTATATTAACAGAGAACCATATTTTTGTGGTACTAAGACTAACATTGAATTAATTAAATTTTTTAAAGATGTGATAGGTGGTTTATATGATAACGCTAGAGATAGTTTTCATATTCAGTACGGTAGAGTCATTACATTATGTCAATTAATTAATACTGAAAACACCAGTAAATACGACACGCTTTTAAATTGTATAGATAATATATGGGAAGCGCGGTATTATTCAAGATGTTTAAGGAGAGGCAAAAATGATTAAATACAGATTGCATAATATTACAGATTTCGGTGTAGAAATTCATGATTTTTATACTGAAAACTCACTAAACAATTACATAGCAGTATTCGTAGATTCGCCGTATTGGGTGGAAAATTTAGAAACTAAAGAAAAAACTTATATAGGCTATACAGGCACTAATGCAAAGGATATTACAGACGAGGAGAAAAAGCATATTGAAAATGATATATTAGCGTTAAAAGAAGCACTTAAAACGAATTTTAATGAAAATAATGTTTCACGTGAAACATTTAATGAAACGCCTACAGAATGGATAGCAAGGCACATACCTACAGAAGAAAAAGAGCCATACACAAAACTAGAAAAAATATCCTCTTGTTTAGGTATGTTGTCGGTTATAATAATGCTAACATTTTTATTATATATTTTCTTATCTTCTGTATCATTTATTGCAGAACATTTTTCAGAGTTTACTTGGAAAGTATTCAGTATTTTATAAGGAGGAAAAACATGGCAAAATTAACTAACGCATTGTTACGATACAAAGTAATGTTTACAAAAAGCGGAACGGGCGGATATACCGCCCGTGTCATGCTTCCAAAAGAAGCAATAAAAGACTTAGATATTCATGCAGGAGATTATATTGAGTATACTCGCGTCCCACATGGCTTACTATTAAGAAAAGTACAAAAGGAGGGTGATTAAATTATGGCAAATAAGCGAATAAAAAAGAAACGGACAAAAGCGGATATTTTGCAAAAAGAATATTCTCATGAATATACTAACTATTTGTCCCGTGTCAGAAATCAACAAAAACAGGGTGTACAAGTAAAGATAATAAAGCGAGTGAAAAATCCTAAACAAGCTTCTATTGATAGAATTAAAAAACAGACAGCTAAAGAAATACGGAAAAATGCTAGTGTTGTCGACATGCTTACGGGTGAAGAAATAACAGCTAAAGAGTACGGACGCAAAAAAGCACTTGAAAGAAACAGAGTTTTCATAAAATTAACACCGCAAGAACAGGAATACGCTAGAATGCATGATTTTGATTTAAAGGAGTTAAAAATGTTACTAAAGAAAGGTATTAGAGTGAATATATTAAATCCTGTATTAGATTATGAGGCTATTATTGACTCGTGGTATGATTCTTTAGAGAGTTTTGCACCAAAAACAGCTGACTATTTAAGACAAAAAACAGACGCTTTATTAGCCAACACGTCAGATAAAGAAAGGGCGTTATTTGCCTACACTTACGCGAAAGAACCAGAAGCATTTCCAACAGAGCCATATATGGATAAAGCCACGGTTGATGCTGTATTTTGGAACATACTACAAAGAATGGGTGTTCTTAGCACTACAGAAGATTTTCAAGAATTTTTACAAGAGCAAGATATTGTTATTGAAAAAGAATAAAAAAGGTGGTGGATTTAATGCCACGGAAGAAGAATATCACCTTTTGGGCGTGTGATTTTGAAACAACTGTTTGGGGTGAAATGGTAGAACAGGAAAAAGGTAAAAAACAAGATAGTACAGAGGTCTGGTCTGGTGCTGACGTGGCTTTATATGATGATTCCGAAACCGTAACAATAACACATTCTATAAGAGATTTTCTAAATAGATTTCTAACAATGAAAGGAAATAATATATTGTATTTCCATAATTTAGCTTTTGATGGTTCTTTTATAGTTGACTTTTTACTGAGAGAGGGTTGGAAATGGGTACATTGTAAAGACAAGGAAATGAGGTCAAAAGAGTTTCAGACTTGTATATCTGATATGGGTTCATGGTATTGGATTAAATTAAAATGGAATAAGACTTTTTTAGAGATTCGAAACTCTTTAAAGCTTATGCCCTCTTCATTAAAAAATATTGGGAAATCTTTCGGAACGAAACACCAAAAGCTTGATATGGAATATGATGGTGAGAGATACGCTTATTGTGAGATATCGGAAAGTGAGAAAAAATATATTGAAAATGATGTATTAGTGTTAAAAGAAGCTCTTGAAATGATGTTCAATGAAAAGCACGATAAACTCACTATAGGGTCGTGTTGTTTATCGGAATTTAAAGGGTTTTACAATGATAAACAATATGATAAGTTATTCCCAGATATTAGAGAAGATTATCTCGACGAATCTATAACAGATGTATGGAATCAGTGGGATTATATACATAAGGCATATCATGGCGGTTGGTGCTATGTTAACCCACGTTATGCGCATATGATAGTGGGCATGGGTTTAGTACTTGATGTAAATTCTTTATACCCGTCTATGATGCATAGCATTAGTGGCAACAAATATCCGTTCGGTCATGGTGAATATCACCGAGGAACGCCACCAAATGAACTTATAAGTTCTACTAATAAATATTTTTTTATTCGCTTCAACTGTAGATTTCAGTTAAAAGCAGGAGCATTTCCATGGTTACATATTAGGAATAGTGCTTTATATAAAGCAAATGAGAATTTATACACTTCTAATATAAGATATAGGGGTGAATATTATAGATATTATCGTGATATTGACGGACAGATGCATGATACAAATATTACTTTGACAATGACTTGTACTGACTGGGAATTGTTTCAAGAAACATACGATATTTATGATTTGGTTATATATGATTATATTTGGTTCTACGCTAGACAAGGGTTTTTTGATGATTATATAGATAAGTACGGAGAAGAAAAAAGAACCTCAAAAGGATTTAAAAGGCAAAAAGCGAAACTCTTTTTAAATAATCTTTATGGCAAATTTGCTATGTCTGATAACTCTTCATATAAAGAGCCATATCTTGATAAAGATGGTATTATCAGATTTATCTTACATGAGGAGCATGAAAAGAAAGTGGGTTATATCCCTATCGGTAGTGCTATTACTTCATATGCTATGAACTTTACTATAAGGCACGCTATGGCAAATTATGAACGGTTTTGTTATGCAGACACGGACTCAATTCATTTGATTGGACTAGATAAAGCGAATAAGGTAGTGGAACACCCGACTAATTTTTGTTGTTGGAAATGCGAGAGTACATTTGATTTCGCATATTATGAACGCCAGAAAACTTATGCAGAGCATATAGTTGAAGAGAATCGCGAGCCTTGTGAGCCCTATCTTGATATTAAAGCTTGTGGCATGAGTAGTCAAGCTAAAAGGAAATTTGTTGAAGATGGGAGAGATATATCTGAGTTATCCACTGGTCTTAGCATGGATACCTGTAATTTGAAAGCAGAGAGGGTAAAAGGAGGGATTGTATTAAGAAATAAAGACTTTAATATCCATGCACAAAAAGATAAAAAAATTATGGTATAATACTTGACTATATTTCGTAGTTGTGTTATTATAATAATGTAATAAATAAACATATTACATTACAATTCACACTCAAAGAAAAAAGAAAAAAGGAGGAAAAAAGATGTTTACAAGGACATTAATCACAGCGGAGGTATCTGTTGAAAGAATCTACAAAGACAAGGAAACGGGTGAAATCAAGAAAGATTGCTTTGATGAGAAACTGGTAAATTGCAAGACAAGAGAGAAAGCAGAAATCTTGATTGAAAAACAGTATAAAGGGGACATTGTTTCTATTTTAGATATTAAATTTAAACTGGAAAAACGTGTCATGACTGACGAACAGTTCTTACTTAACTCAGATATTAAGAATGAAAAAATTGTTACTGAAGCAGAGTTGCAGGAAATGAAAAAGGAAGATTAACAGGAAAAAACAGGAGATAAATTATTATGGTAGAAATTAAAGAAATGAGCAGAGAATTCACAAAGGTCGAGAAATATCTTATGACTACAGCACCCGACATTGAGCCATTAAAAAATATTGATGACGGAAAATCAATTCCTATTGATGGGTATATCATTTTTAATGATGTAAAGGATAACGGAGATGTACAGGAGATTACAAGTATTATTACACCAGATAAAAAGGTATATTCTGGACAGTCAGCAACCTTTAGACAGTCTTTGAAAGATATTGAAAAAGTCATGGACGGAGAAAAATTTTCTATTATTAAAATTAGTGGAAAGACAAAAGCGGGGCGTGATTATATCAATTGCACCTTGGATGTGTCAAATTTATAATATAACGGCGCGAGAAACAGTTCTATTTCTCTTCTTATTAATGGGGTGGCAATATGTTACCCCTCTTTTTTAAATAAAAATGTTTCACGTGAAACATTAGGGAGGTGTTAAAATGAAAAACGACGGCTATTATCATTGTGATAGATTGCTAACTTTAAAGGATAAAAACGGGAATATCCCCGATATTTATATAGTTGACGGTAATAGAACGGCAGGTAAAAGTTATTCTATCAAGTGCAGACAAGTATCTGACTTTTTAAAGGATAAATACAGACCCGAAAATCAATTTGTCTATTTGTATAGAAATGTAGTTGATATGAAGAATTGTGCCGATACATATTTTGGTGATATATCTGAAGAATTTGACGGATATGTTATGACTGAAAAGAGTTTAATGAACGGTTCACTTGTTCAATTGTTTCTAAATGAAGAGCCATGCGGTTATTGTTTAGCGCTATCAGTAGCAAGAAAATATAAAAAAATGCGTGGGTTATTTGTCAACATTCGTTCTGTATTTTTTGACGAATACCAAGACGAGGATAATGTATATTTGACAAATGAGGTCAATAAACTTTTGTCGTTGCTTACAACTATTAGTGCAGGTCATGGAAAGCAACATAGAAGAGTCGTGTTATATATGGCTTCTAATACTGTATCATTGTTAAACCCTTATTATAGCGTTTTTGGAATCAATAAAATGCTAAAATATAACACAAAATTTTTGCGTGGTGATGGTTGGGTGTTTGAACGAACATATAATGAAAATGCGTCAACAGCTTATAAGGAAAGTGGTATTGCGCGAGCTTTTCAAGGTGCATCTTATAATGAATATGCAAGCGAAAACAAATATTTGAATGACAATGACTGTTTAATTGGAAAACCAATAGGACAATCCCGTTATATTTGTACAATTCGATTTAACGAAAAAATGTACAATGTAAGAAAATATGATGCTTATATGTATATATCAGCAGGGGCAGACGAAAGTTTTCCTACACGAATATGTTTTACGAAAAATGATGTAATAGACAATACGGCAATTCGTGTAAATTCAACTCATTATATTGTTACAATGTTACGAGAATATTTTAACAGAGGTTTACTGTTATTTGAAAGCTTGGAGTGTAAGAACATGATATTTGATGTCATATCTTTTTAATGTTTCACGTGAAACATTGACAACTTGATATATATTTGATATAATAATATTGCACCCAAAATAAGGCGAACATTGTAATTGATATACACGCACATAGACAAGTAGTCTGATATCAATTTTTGGCTTTGCGTTCCCTTTGATTCGATTATTTTGTAACGTGTATCATGTTTCACGTGAAAAAATGTTTCACGTGAAACATTTTTATTTACAAATATATTCATTTATGTTATCATATAAAAAAGGAGGTGATAACATGAATGAAATCATGACAATGATTAACACGCTAGGCGTGCCGACTGTTGTCGCTATCGCGTGTATGTGGTATGTCAAATATCGAGAGGACAAAAATGACGAAAGAATGGATAAATTGAATGAGTCACACAAACAGGAAATGACAGATATCACAGAAGCGTTAAACAATAATACTCTTGCGCTTCAGCGTATCTGCGATACATTTGACAAGGATAAGGAGGTATAAAAATGGCTGTAAAAAAGGCTGTCGATATTTCATATCATAATGGCTTTATTAATTTTGAAAAGTTAAAGAATTCTGTTGATTATGTTATAATTCGTTGCGGGTATGGACAAGATAAGACTTCTCAAGATGATAAGCAATGGAAAAGAAATGTCGGTGAATGTGAACGAATGGGAATACCATACGGTGTATATTTCTATTCTTATGCAAAAACAAAAGCAAATATCGAGGGTGAAATTAACCATTGTCTTAGGTTGTTAAAAGGTCATAACCCAATCTTACCTGTATTTTTTGACAGTGAGGAAAAAGGAACGCAATATGTCGCAAAGCATAACGCAAAGCGTTTTTGTGACGCTATGCTGACGAATGGATATAAAGCAGGGATTTACGCTAGCAAATCATGGTATGAAAATTACATTGGTGAAAGTTGGGGGTATGATTTGTGGATAGCCAGATATTCAAACTCTTTAGATATGGATAATGTCGATATTTGGCAATATAGCAGTAATGGAAGAGTTGACGGTATCAATGGTAGATGTGATGTAAACCGCGTGTATAAAGATTACACACATGAAAAGAATTCTAATGACGTTATAAATAATATGATTGGAGGTATTAATGGAATGAATGCACTTTTTCAAGATAAAGAAAGCGGGAACTGGTTTTGGTTTAATGGTGATAAGGTAAGACATATAACAGAGGGTGCTTGTCTTGAGATTTTGAAAAAAATTCATTTAGACAGCACAGGAAGACCGATACCGTGTTATGTTTACGATAACACATCCCCTTGGGATTTGCGAATCTTGCAGGCAGTTTGTTCAGACGTGGAAACGTATGAAAAAAATTCAACAAAATAATATCTATGATGTGTTTCACGTGTTACTAAAATGTTTCACGTGAAACATTTTTACGAGGTGACAACAAATGCCAAATATTAATATATCATATCAATGGGCGATAAATGCATGTAATGCCCCAAATATAGGCTATTCGCAATCATATCGTTACGGGCAGACTGTGAACGGTATTACTTATTATGACTGTAGTTCTTTTATTTCAAAAGCTTTGACGGAGGGTGGGTTTTTTACATCAAACCCGTGGTTCACCACAAGAACAGAAGATACTTACTTAAAGCAGGCAGGATTCCAAGAAATTAATATCAATGAAGCATGGCAATCGGGGGACGTCGTATGGCGTAGTGGGCATACTGAAATGGTATACCAAGGAGCAGGAGCAGGAAAAGGTGGGATTACAATGGGGGCGCATAGTGGGCGATACCCATTACCAGAACAAGTCAGTATTAATTCATATACCGCTAAACCCTCAGACTGGACAAAACTATATCGATATGGGGATAGTGCAGGAATGCCTCTTGAGTGGATTCATGGAAACCGATATTTGACAGATGATGAGATGAGAAATAACGCATATGTTTTTTATAGCACAATGTTTTTTAAAGATTTTACTTTAAATGCAATTGCAGGAATGCTAGGGAATATAGAGATAGAATCTAATATTAACCCCGAGTTATGGCAATCTTTAAAAGAGGGAAATTATAATGGTGGATATGGTCTTGTACAGTGGACTCCCGCAACAAATTATACAGACTGGGCGAACGCTCATGGTTATGATATCACAGACGGGTATTATCAATGCGTATGGTTAGACGAAGAAACGGCGAATAGCGGTCAATGGATAGAAACAACTGCCTATCCGATATCATGGGAAGAATTTCGAAAGTCTACGAAAGAACCCGACTATCTAGCTTTAGTTTTTTTAAAAAATTTTGAGCGTGCAGGGGTTGAAAAAGAAGAGGAAAGAAAAAAGAATGCATTAAAATGGTACGCATATCTACAGACATTATCTCCATATCCGATTCACCCTCACTCAAGAAAAAGAAAAATGCCTCTTTACTTTTTCTTGCCGTGGTGATATAATGATAACTGTAAAAGGGTAAGACAAATAAAAAGGAGGAAACTTAATGGATTTTAAAGAAGCTTTAAACGAATTAATTGACGCTGTAGCAGACGTGGAAGAACACGGAGACGCTATCGAAGTATTACAGAATTATGAGGGCGAAAGAAGCGGAGAAACGGACAGCGAATGGAAAGACAAGTATATCAAACTTGAAAGCGAGTATAAAAAACGCTTTAAGGAACGCATGAAAGAATCCGCCACTAATGCGGATGGCGAAGAAAAGAAAGATGAAAAAGAAGAAGAAATTACCGTTGAAGATTTGGACTTTAATGGTAAAACAGAGTAAGGAGGTGCTATAATAAATGGCAGATGCAACGAATAAAAACATTTTAAAAGCGGTAAGGCAGGAACTTTCTTTTGAGGTGCAGAATCATTTACCTGTAGAAGTTTCAGACAATTTACAGAATGTTTATGATAATATTTTGAATTATGCGCCTGTTCGAAATGAAATTGTTCCGTCATTAATTAATCGTATCGGTATGCAGACAGTAGATAGTATTGCATGGAGAAATCCACTAGCAAGGTTCAAAAAAGAACCTATGCGCTATGGGGAGACGCATGAAGAAACATACGTGAATATGTGTAAAGGACGTGTTTATGATTCACAGGCAGATTTTAAATTCGCTTTTCAGCAGTATCAATCTTATATTATGAGTGTATTCCATAATGTCAATCTTGAAATTCAGTACCCTGTTACGGTTACTTATGACAATTTAAGAAAAGCTTTTACAAGTGAATACGGTATCCGTGACATGATTATGGCAAAAATGGAAAGTGCTATCACAGGCGCGAACTGGGACGAGTATCTTGCAATGCGTGATTTAATCAATGTCGGCTATGAAAAAGAGGTGCTTCCAGCAGTTACCGTTGACGCGGTTATTAATGAAGCGACAGCGAAAAAGTTATTAATTGAGGTAAAAAGAGCTGTCGGCGAATTTGGCTTCCCATTGCCAGAAAATAACCCTGCAGGTGCAACTTCTCACGCTATGCCTACGAACCTTATTTGGGTTACTACACCAAATGTAAACGCACAAATTAGTGTTGACGCTTTAGCTTATGCGTTCCATCTGGACAAGGCGGACTTAGATGTTCGGACAGTGATTGTAGATAAATTTGCAAATGACGCAATTCAAGGTGTTCTTTGTGACATTCGGTTCTTTAACGTGCGCGACCAGTTCAAGGAAATGACCGACCAAAAACTTGCGAATGTATTATCATGGAATTACTTCTATACACAAGTGGAGATGGTAAGCGCAAGTCCTTTCTACCCGATTCGTGTATTTACGACAGACAGTGTTGTTGATGCGCCTACTTTATCAGTTACAGCAGGAACTTATACAGCAGGACAGACACAAGAAGTAGAAGTAACGGTAACAGGTGGGACAGGCACGTATCATCAGAATTTAGTGACTCTTGAAGTAGATAGCGGTGCTACTTCTGCTAAGACGTATGTTATCCCAGGCACATACCTCTTACACACGGGAGCAGACGAGACAGGAACTATCGTATTGAAAGCGGTTTACAGACCGAACGAGACTATCACGACTACAGCGAGTTTTACAAAAGCGTCATAATAATGGAGGTATTTATCTATGATAAATTTACCAGTACAGGGAGGGGTTGCACCACGCAACCCCGCTACAAAATTAAGACTATATAGTGGTGTACCGTGGTCTGACGAATATGAACACGTCAGACTCTACAACTCAAAAGAGGACTTATTGAACCATTTAGAGTCTTACCGTAAACATATCAATGGAATTGATTTATCACACCTTGCGCCTATAAAAATCGGGAATTATGATATCCGCGTACCGTTCACAGAAATGAAAGCACTTAATCTTAATTATTTAGCTTTTCAGAATACAGGCATTTCTAACGAATGGGTATTCTGCTTTATCGATTCAATCGAATGGCTGTCTGAAAAAACAACACGCATCAACTTTTCATTAGACGTTTTTCAAAATAACTTTTATGATGCAAATATCAAGCCTTGCTTTATAGAATATCATCATATCCCTAGAAGCGCTGATGGAATAGGGGTAAATCTAACTCCTGTAAATATCGAAACAGGCGAAACAATTGTATCACGGCATAAAAAATTAGACTTGACACCTACTGAGTGTTGCGCTTTTGTGACAAGAGGTACAACAGAACAAAGTTGGTTTGAGGGTAGAGTTGAAAATGGCGTCTACTGTTGGGGTAGTATTGGTCATTATGATATTACCAGTGATGATGGGTTAAAAGGAATTAACACATTGTTGGAAGATTACAACAAACAAGGGGCGCAAGATGCAGTTATAGGTCTATTTATGTCCCCGAAATTATGTACACTTGCATTAGGAGGAAAAGAAATAAACCCGAAAATAACAAGTATGCAGATTTCCGATAATGTGTTTGAGGGGTATAAACCGAAAAATAAAAAGTTATACTCTTACCCGTGGTTATTCTGTCTTGCTGACAACAATCAAGGAAATACACACATCTATAGATATGAATATAGTTATAATCGAGACAAGTCGATTGAGTTCAACAGTTACGGCACAATTGCAACCTTGCCACAGGTTCTCACAACGCCAAATAATTATAAAACACGCGAAAAGTTAGACCATGGTTTAATGAATGAAGCTCTTGTTAATTCTTCTTTTCCTATGTGTTCCTTTTCTTCTGACACTTATCGGGCATGGCTTGCGCAAAATAAAAGTTCTATCGCTTTATCTCAAGTGCATACGGCAGTAGACGCTACCATAGGAACGGGCACAGCTTTAGCAGGTTTGGCGGGCGGTAGTTTACAAGGCGGTATTAACGGTCTTGGCAAAACAACTAACGCTTTTTGGGACGCTCTTGGAATGTTAGCAAATCAAACAGATAGAGCTAGAAATGCAGGAGTCACGCATGGAAAAGCATTATCAGAAAATGTGTTGACTGGTATTAAGGAATGTGGTATTGACTTTTATGAAATGTCATGCAAAAGACAATTTGCGGAAATGGCGGATAGCTTTTTCGAGCAATTTGGTTATCCTATTAATAAGATAACAACACCTTATTTGCATTCGCGTTCTAATTGGAACTATGTAAAAACTTCACATTGTGGTTTCACTGGGGATATTGATTTAGACCAGTTAAAAAAATTGCGCAATATATTTGACAATGGCGTAACTTTATGGCATACTGATGATATAGGGAATTATGGACTATCTAACAATTAAGGAGGCGATATAGTGCGAAACCCTTTAAGAGTTTTTGAAAAATGCAAGAATAAAAAAATAATTGATGATTTTAATACAATCAAAACTATTTATTTTTACGATATTTTTGACATATTTGTGAACCGTTATCAATGGCATAATTTACCAAAAGAAATATTACCTATGTACATTGAACAAACACTATTTTGGCATGGACTGGGTGTATTCATTAAAGATGATATTGCAGGGTATGCTTTTATGAAAGTTGCATTATCGGGATTACCCGATATATACAATATCCCTAAAGATAGAATTGCTTATACTGCAAATGGATATATTGAAGAATACGGCAAAGAAAATAGCTGTATCTTATGGAACAACTATTCAACAATGCCATACTATTACAAGGCTTTAATGTATGCTGATGCAATGGCGAATACTTGGAAAACAAAAGGTATTAATATGTATGCACAGCGTACACCTGTTGCTCTTTCTTCCTCTGACAATGAAAAAATGACGTTTGAAATATTAGGCGAAGAGTACGATAATTATTTACCTATTCTAAAGTTATCTGATTCATTAAATCTAAAAGATATTAAAGCATTGAATATGGGAGCACCTTATATTGTTGATAAATGCGAACAGGAATTGAGAGATTTATGGTCACAAGTATTAACATCTTTAGGATATGAAAGCAATCCGATAGAAAAAGGTGAACGCCTTGTGACAGGCGAAACGGCAGGAAACAACGGTCAAATTGAAGCCAATCGAAACGTAGGATTGACGTTAAGAAGAAGATGTGCAAAAGCTATTAATGAATTATGGGGGCTTAACGTAACAGTTGACTTTAACAGTGAATTGCCTACCATGATAAACGGTTATGTTCCCGATAAATATATGCAAAAAGGGAAAGAGGGTGATGAGATTGAGTAAATACACAACCACTATAAAAGATATTTGTGAAAGCTTTATCCCATCACAAGAACTATGGAGTATGGACTTGTCCGTACAAAGGACTATTGATAAGACACAAGATAAATTTTTTAACTTTGATTTTCCTTTTTATTCAGATGACAGAAAAGACTTATACACCTTTAAAACCTATTTCTTACTTAGATATTGGAATAATTATATAGGATTCGAAACATTAGGTATGTGGAAAACTGCTTTTTTGTCGAAAATGAATGAATTAACGCCATATTACAGAAAATTGTATGATGCTATACAACATGACAACCCTTTTACAAATACAAATATAACAATTACAGAAGCAGAAAAAGGAAATGAAAAAACAACAACTAACTCAACAGATGCAGGAGACAGCGAAGTAAAAAGCAACCAAAACTATCAAAATATTGACAGTGATAACCCACAAGTAACAGTAGCCACACAAGACTACGCTAGTAGTATGAGTAGGGGCGAAACAGTCAATAACACTACAACAACAGCAAAAAATAACCATGCAGGAAACGACAACAAAGACAGCAAAAGAGACAGAGAGACAAAAGAGCTAGGATTAAGAGGTAAATCAACCAGTGAAGCAATAGCAGAATATCGTGAGCAAATACAAAATATCAATCGAGAACTTGTAGAAGCTTGCAGAGATTTGTTTTTGAAAGTGTGGTAAAAAGGAGGTGAAATATATGGCAGGTGAAATAAAGCCTTTGATGCCATTACTGTGCTGTGACGTGCCAAGTGTATATAGCAATAAGCAGAGCTATTATGAATGTCTGTGCTATATCGGTTACAAAGTCAACGAGTGCATTGAAACACTGAACACTTTCACTGATAGTTATAAAAAGTATACTGATGAAAAAGTAAACGCTTTAAGAGATTATATTGACACTTTGAATGTTAACACAAGAAAATATATTGACGAAATCAATAATAAAATCCGTGAGGATATGACAGCAAAAGATGATGAACTGGATAAAAAAATTGATGATGTCAACACGTATTTGTCACTAAAAATAAGTGAACTAAATGTATTGATTTATAAACTTAACAGCGAAACAAGAAAGTATATAAATGATGAAATAGAAAAAGTTTATGATTTCATTAAAAATTATATACCCGACCATATTGTAGTTTTAAACCCTGTAAAGGGTTATTATACAAGTTTAAACCTGGCGTTATCTGATTTATACGACAGTTTAAGGTATTTTGCATTAACGTGCAACGAGTTTGATTCACTTAACCTGTCATGTGCTGAGTTTGACGGGTTATATCTATCAGCGTATGATTTTGATTTATACGGCGCAAAAAGATTCAGAGTTGACAGCAACTTATATATGCATGACCCTTTTACGGGAGAGTATACTTTTTATCAGAATGTAATTAATAAGTTAGCTGAGTTACATTTCAATAACCCTATCACAGCCAGTAATTTTGATGAGTTATTGCTGTCAGCGTCTGAGTTTGATGCAAAGAGTATCACAGCTTATAATTTTGACAGCAACGCTAATACAATATTAAGAGGATAATTAGGAGGTAAAAAATATGAGTTCAACAAACAAAACAACTTATTATGATTTAAGTCAATACATTGGTACAGACAAACCGACATATTTACAGGACTATAATGGTGATATGTCAAAAATTGACACAGCTATTCATGATGTGAATAATGTGGCAACAACAGCTACTCAGTCAGCAGGGAGCGCAGAAGCTAAAGCAGAACAGGCGAACACAAATGTCACAGCTTTACAAGGTAGAGTAGGAGCGGTTGAGGGTAGTGTATCAAATTTACAGGACAAAGATACTGCGCAAGATAGCGAAATTAATAATGCTAAAAAATTAGCTGGTGACGCAAATACAACAGCTAATAATGCTATGCAGAATGCTAATAATGCAAATGTTAAAATTGATAGCGCTAAATTTAGTGGTTGGAATACATTTACAAATATTAATAGTAATGTAACAGTTAATTCAGCTAAAATTATGTTTAACAGACAGCTTAATATTATTGCTTTAAATATCGACATATCCACACAAATAACAATCACTAACAATGATATACTAATGAAACTACCAAGTAATATCCCTACACCTACAAAACCTGTTGTGTTAAACCGTGTTTTAATTAACTGTATAGGATATCATATGGAGGGATATTTTGAAAGTGTGTCTATGAATACTATAACAATTGACACTAACGGTTATATACACGCACCTTTATTCGATAATAGTAATGGGTATGCTAATGGAGTATACGCTTTTGATGAGTGGTAAAATATACAGTGATTAAATCAATAAAAATAGCTTACACACTATAGTGTAAGCTATTTTTTATCTGTCTATCTTATTTAACGTGAAACATTTTTTATTATCCCACGCCACTATATAAGAACCATATTCACCAGACTTATATACTTTACAATAACGTAACCATAATAACCCAATTTCTTTAGCTGTCTTAATATGTGCATTAATAACAATATCACATTCTTCCGCACTTTTAACATTAACACTATCCACCATGCCATCATTTGTCTTCGTGTATATTGCATATCTCATAACAATTACCCTCCTTACAATAAATTTAATCTATCTATTTTGTTTCTATAATTATAATACCACACACCCAAATATTTGTCAAGTATTTTTTCGTGATTTTTTAACTAAATGGGGGTCGTGTTCTCATTGGGAATAACGTAAGCCCTCT